ATGAAACAAACACCAGCAACTAGTATAATTGAAGAATATTTTAATGATGTTGAAGAAGACACACAAGCAAAAGCAGGTAAACAAGTTTTTTCTGCTGATGATGAGGATGTTGATATAAAAACTGAATTAAACGATGTTGAAATTTATAACATAACAGCATTAAAAATGTATGATAAAATTCTAGAAGAGTATGGCATAGGTACAATATTTGATAAATTTTATAATAATTATTTTAGGTTAAAAATTAGTAGAAATAGGCAAAGTAGAGGCGAGTTTGTAAAAATTTCATCATCTGATAAATCTGACGAGATAGTTGAGGGAATGAAATCAACCGCCGGTCTACTCGGAGGTAACAAATGAATAAAATTACATTTTTTGAAGAAAGGTTATCTATAGTAATATTATTTAGTATGTTATTAGGTACTTCATTTACGTTTTTATCTTATTTAATTTATGAGTTTAATTTTTCAATGTTACATTTTATTTTATTTTTTGTTACATTAATATGTATCTATATATGTTATAAAAAAATAAGAGAGAATTGTGATATATTATTAAATTATGATAAATAAAAAATGGTAATAGTTATATATCTAGGTCGTAGAGGAGCAGGTAAAACCACAACAATGGTTAAAGACGCATATATTGAATATATGAGAGGTAGACGGGTAATTTCTAATATGGAGAGTTTGAATTATGGTGAATATATGAGTAACGAGGATATAGTTAAAATCAATAAACAAAGTAACATAGAGAACGCTGTTTTATTGATTGATGAGATGCAGATATTTTTTGACTCACGAAGAAGTATGAAAAAATCTAATCTTGACTTTTCAAACTTCGTTCAACAAACTAGAAAAAGAAACATTGATATATATGGTACAACGCAATTTTCAAACGCTGTTGAGAGACGTGTTAGAGACCATACTGATATAACTGTGAGACCGCAGTTCTTAAAAAATTATAACTTGATAAAAGTAATATATTACGATGAAACAGCAAAAGAAGATTTATTTAGTGAAGTGGTTAAAAGGGAAATTGTTTATAATCCAAAACAAATATTTAATTTGTTTGATACTAATGAAAAAATTATAATTAATTAAATAAAAAATGGCAAAAAATCACATAAATTATAAAGAAATAGCAAAGTTAAACGATAGAGTGAGCGAGAGAGTTAATAAATTACTTGAATGTGGTGATTTAATAATAATTACTCCAAATCATCATGGTGTTGATGATTTCAAACGTATGAGAAAAATATTAGATAAAAAGAAAAATAAATTTTTAAAATCACTTCGTAAATATTACGGTAAACCATACGAAGCAATAGAAGAATTTGAGTTCATTTTACGTCAATACGAAGTAACCGGGATACTAGCAAGTGAAGATGTTCAAAAACAACGTGAGAGATTTTACAAAGAATTAAATGAACCTGATGAGGTTAAACAATACTTAGAATATTTCAAACAAAAAGGTTATATATAAAATGAATAATTTAACTAAATTTATACTATATTTATTTGTTTTTATTATATTATTATTCTTCGTAACTGTTAATATAGATAATTATTTAATTAATAGTTATAATTATATTAATTATGATAACAAATTTAATACTTCTCTAGATTTAGGTAGTTATCATTACGAAATTCAAAGTCAATATAATGACTTGATAAAAAAAGGTTATGACTGTAAATATTTCGCATATGTTTGGAAGGAATGGGGTGTTTATAATGGGTTTAGTTATGATTATGTTTTAGTTGATGGTCACGTATTTACTATATTTTATGATGAGANTAAATACTGTATTGGAGATAATNATAANTTAGAGTGTAGACATTTANTATAATTTCATTTTATANTCTTAAATCCTTCATTTGATACTTGTTTTTTTCCCTAATTCTTCTTTTATTCTCTCTTATTTCATTTAATATTGCCTGAATTTCTTTTTCTATTCTTAATAANTCATTGTAATTATTTTTTGTTTGATTTTTAATAATATTTTTATACTCTCTTTTCTTATTATCTAGTTCACTATATAGTTTCTCTTTTATTTTAGTTGTTGCCATTTTTCAAATTTTTGTTCATTTATTTTTACTATTATTATTGTTAGTGAATTTATCTTTAATCATTAGTGATAATCCCTTGATTAGATAAAATAAATATACTCCAATATAAATAGTTATAATAGTTATTAGATATACTATATATCCACCCATTAATGTTAAAAATACTCCTATAACAATTAATGAATATATTATAAAGAGTAGTGAGTTAAGTGCATACTCCTTATATAATTGTAGATAATTATTATAGAAGTCCATTAATAAGTTTTGATGCGTTAAAACTATTGAACCCCATACTTTATTTTTAGTCTTATTAATGGTGTCTTTTGCATCTTCCATTTTTTATATATATTCATTGTTTTTCGTTGTTGTCATTATTACCACCTATTTCATTTATATAATCTCTTACTTTTTTAAGTTGTTGTGTTGTAAGATTACAACACTTACTATATATTAATTTTAATAGTTGTTCTTTTCTATTTACCATTTTATTTCGTTACCTTACGTTACCGTTTCGTTTCCCTGCGTTACCTTTTTTATTTTTTCCCTGCATTCTTCATCATTTAAGTTCTGATTAATATAATCTCTTACTTTTTAAGTTGTTGTGTTGAGTGCTTTAATCAATTCTTTTTTATCTTCTTCATTAAGTAAAAAACTAAGGGTTAGGTTTCTTTGAGAAATTCTTAAAATAGTTCTATTATTTCCCCATTCAGTAGTAGAAGTTTCAACACGTAAGTAACTATCTACATCCTCTAATATTAATTGTGATTTTATATTACTTTTCATTTTATCTTATTATTTCGTTTCCTTGCGTTACCTTTTTATTTCCATTTTTAAATTAATGATTTAAAATAAAAGGAATATTGAGATTTAATTCAACATCCTCCCCTAAATCATACATATCATTAAATATTTCTTGTCTAATATTTATATCTTCATCAACTCTTTTCATTATTGTGACATATCTCATTCTATAATTACGATTTTTTGCATACTCTATACATTGATGTAAGAACCAATCCCTGATATAAGATTTTATACAATCCGGTTCAGGTTTTTTTCCTAGATATATTTTCCCTTTTTGATTTTTAACATTTCTGATATATCTTTTATCCGAAATTGACTCAAAATAATAAAGTGTATTGAATTTTTTTGAAAAATACAAACTTAATGTATAAGGAAGTGTAGGGTTAATTTTTTGATAAATATCTTTTTCTGATTTCATTTTATAACCTATGGATTTTTATCCATAATAATATAAGTATTCCTTTATTTATAAATTTTACGATTTTTTACGATTATAATAATATGTTTTT